TTGAGTTATCGCCTCCAATACATTTTGGAACAATGTGATGGCGTTCTTTATAACCAGATAATGTACGCGGTAACGCACGATCTATTAGTTGTTGATATATTTTTTCGTAATTCATTATGGTTAATTATAATATAAATAATAAATGGGTTAATTCAAAGTAATTAGTTAAGTTTTTTTATTTTGAGTAATCTGGCATGATTATAATATGCTTAACGGCAGGTAGTTGTTTTTTTAATTCAGTTTCAGTAAATGCAGTTGAATTTAAAACCATATTTCCTCTAACCGTTAAATTAGCAGGAAATGAAGATAAGTATTTACAGTAAAGTAGTATCAAATCGCCATTTACAACTAAGTTGTTAGGTAAATTTTTTATTTTAGTCTTACTTAGATCTAAATATCCATCAACTTCTAAATTATCAGGTAGTGTCATTATAGTACTTCTAGATACATCTAAATAGCCATCTACATGATGAATATCTTTTAATACTTCATCAGGGTTAGTAGATTTAGATAATTTATATCCGGTAACGGAAGAATTTTTTCCTTTTATATAATCATCGAGTGAAGAAACTTTATTTAATTTAGAATTATGTTCTCTTTCAGAATTATCAGGATACCCGTTATTATTTAGATCACCATCTTCATTTAATAAGTTTTTTAATTTAATCATGGTTTACGGCGTTGTTTCTAATTTTTATTTATGAGTATGCTTCAATATCCCACTGAATTCTATCTAATGGATCTACATCAGGGTTGTTGTATTTTACCCAATCAATTAGTTGTTGATATATTTTTTCGTAATTCATTATGGTTAATTATAATATAAATAATAAATGGGTTAATTCAAAGTAATTAGTTAAGTTTTTTTATTTTATTTTTGTTACGATACATATATGTAAACAGTTCCACGGAATTCTTTAAATTGCCATTTAGTATATCCGGAGATTCCTGACCAATGTAATTTACCATTGGGTTGTAAATGAAGTGTAGTTCCTTTCGCATCCTGTGTAGGTTTAAACATCGGAGCTTCTCCAGAACCATCAAACTTTGCTTCGAACGTATTTTTATCAAACTGATCAGCATTGAAGTTTGTTTTCTTCCAGAATAAATAATACGCGGCGGACATAAATTTTGTGATTTTTGGGATTGAAATACGAACATTAGTGGGAAAATTCTTACTTCGTAATGCTGTGTTATTTTCCATAGTTTGAATTAATTCAGGATTTGATCCTAATGTATTATCCCATATGCCGGAGCGTTGTTCAGTGAGATTTTCACCTATTTGTCCAATAAATATTAATCGAAGTACTTCATTTACATCAGTGTCATCGCCTTCAACTCGAACGACGTCACCTACATCATACATTTGTCCATTGCTACTATCATGAAAAACATATTGATAATCATGATTGCCAATCTTATCGATATCAATCTCTACCTTTTTTCCACGGTATGATACCATTAAAGTTTGATTATCCATTGTGAAATTAGATTGATAATCAGAATCTAATTCTGTTTTCAAATTTCGTAAGATACGGTGTTCTGGAGTATTTGGTGACTTAAAGTCGTCTTCGCTTAATAAGTTTTTTAATTTAATCATGTAATCCTTAATAATTTAATATAAATATTAGTTCCAAGAAATTCGTTTAAAAAATATCAGGTCAATAACCCGATATCCGGAGTCATCTGTAAGTATAAATGAATTTTGATATATACTCCAATCTAATTGAAATGATTTATCCAATACGCCGTTATTTACGGTTCTAATAACTTCGTTAAGGGCATTAACCGTGTATAAGGTATTAGTTTCTTTTTTGCGATGAATACTTATGGTATTTTGACCTCTCCTTGCAGTTTCATTTGCGTTATACGTACAATACAAATTATCAGATACCTCTGCATTCGAAAATACAAATATACGGCGTTCTGGAATTTCGTAATTGTGTTGAATATATTCAGATACTATGTTTATATCTGAACGATGTGCAAATGTGCAAAGTAGTTGTGTTTTCAATTCATGGCCTCGTCATTGGTAATATCACCCAAATCAACATCAATTGGATTAATGGCTTTTTCTATTATACGTATCTTTCCGGTATCGATTACTACATATTGAAAATCACTAGTTACGCGTACTCGGTCTTTTCTAAAAACAATAAATTGTAAGTCTCCTACAATTGTATCAACTGCTTCTTGTAAATCTACATTTAAATCTCCGGGATTTCTTACATATTTTAATCTGCGCAGTTCCGTATTAATATATGTTATGTTATGGCTGTTATCTCTTACTGGTTTAACTATAATCGATTCTCCGGCAGCCCCGCTAATTGGTTCTATTGACATTTCAATTGGCTTAGCATTAGGTCCTCTCAAAATTACATTAGTATATCCTTGTATATCAGTTTGTAATAGATTTGCTTCTTGATAAAATTGATCTAAATATTTTTTATCTTTAAGATTTAAATTACCAGCTAAAATAAATTCTCTACGGCTATCTAGATATGTAATTGCCTCTAATAATGGTTGGTCAAAATATTCACGTAAATCAAATTTTGGATCTTGAAGTGTTCCTCGGAGCTGATTTAATCGTTTCATGGTTGTTACAATTTCATCCCAAAATGGAAATCTTGTTACGCTAGCTTTCGTACCTAATCTAATCGAACTATTTTTAAGATGATAATCTTTTACCTCATATGGGCGTCCGTTTGATAATAAATCAAAGCTTTGGCCAAATCCTTGCATTGCTGCACCTTTGATTAACGCACTTAATAATATTTCACCTTTTCCTAATCCTTTAGGCTCTAATTTAAATAATGCTCCAGCTACACCCGTTTTATAATTTGTATTAGTTAATTGTTCTTCATTAACTTCAGTTTGTGAGTATAATAAATTAGCAAATTCTATAGAATTATCAACTGATAGATTATTACAATATGCAAGTACTTTTTCATTAGCTTCTACTGGTAGTAATTGTAAAAACTCGCGGAACTCAGCTAATTTATCATATTCTTCTAGTACTGAAATTAATTGTCTATTTTCGATAGAATCAAACTGAACTGCTTCTGTAATGATTTGTGATTTTATATTTTGAGCTCGTTCGACAATTTGTCGAGCGTGTTCTGGGGTAACTTTTGCTATTTCTAAAATTACTTGATATAGAGTCTCATAGTCTTTAGAACAAGTTGGATATCCCGTTGGTAATCGGAAACACCATTCAGTTAATATTAAATCTATATTCATAATGTGATAGTATTCATTTTATTATAATTATTACCAAGTTGAACTTTCACCGGAAAGTTACCCGTTTCAATTACCGCTTTGATTGCCGGTATTATGTCTTTTGCTTCGTGTATCGGAACATCCAATAATATGGAATCATATGTATACAATATTATACATGTTTCCCGATCTTGCAATATGGCTTGAATTGCTTGAAGCTTCTGTACAGATACCTCAGTTTCAGTGGCTTGCAAATAGTAATTAAATAGCTTGTTTGCTGTCATATTTTGTACTGATTCCGTTGTTATTTTTCTTTGCAATATAGGTGTTTTAACATGGTGCTTTGCTTTCCACTGTCTCCATAAATCATAGATAAAATCATTTACTTGTTTAAAGAATGGAATTTCTAAGAATTCCTTGTCAATTCCTCCATATAGCAGCCGGAATGTTATCTGTTTGCTTTGTTCATATTGTTCGGTCGTTAACTCGGTAGTATCAAAATAAAACTTGCCAAAATATTCATGCACCGAACCTGCAGGTAATTTATATCCAATTAATCGGGCAATCAATCTAACATGGTATGCATCGAAATCCATCTCAACCAATGCACCGCTAGCAAATCTAGTTACAAATGCTGACCTGGTGCCGTCTTCCTTGTTCATTGCCGCATAATTGAATCCTCGATATGCATTGCTGGGTCGGCCTGTTGTTGTATGATAATTATAATTTGTATACACTTTATTTACAGTCCGTAATTCTGGCATTCTAAAGTCAGCTGTTACTTGCAATCCAACTTTTTCTATCTCAGCAAATACTTGTGGATATACTTTATTAAACTGCAAATATGATTCCGTAAGTTTAACATTAATACACATTGGCCATGCATATTTTCGAATCTTCTGACACATTGCTAAATGTTGCATTATCGGTATCACGGTATTAACATTTGGTAATGCAGTATGTCGTCTCCAATAAAATTGATGGGCTGGTGTATAATAATGAGTTTCATCATATGATTCATTATACGTGTACCACCACAATGTTTTTACATCCCATACGGCGGTGTTACCTCCCATTTGAAGCCATTGCTTCTTATCATATATAAAGATGTCTGTTAAGTCCAGGAATTGCTGCAGATGTTCGGAAAAACCTTGTATTTGTTCAGTATGCCGGATTGGAACAATACGTTCTACCTCATCTTCGGTATACACATAAATACACGATATATTATTAACCGATGCATGACATTGTGAATCAGCCAGTATTGGTACTAATAATATTTTGCGATTTTGTATATACTGAAATAATGCGTCTAATTCTAATTTAGTATCCACTATCATACATTAATATAATAAGGAAACTTTTTCAGAAATCCAAGTTATGAATTAATGTCTTTTGGAACTTTGAAATCTATATCGGTGTATAATTCAATTGGATTTGTAAGTTTCCCGAAAATTCCAGGAAGAGTATTTTCTGCTAGTTTAATCTGATTTAGATTCTTTGTGCGAACACCAAGTTTAGATACGCCATTAACCGTTTCATCGGTAACTGGGCCGGCAATTTGCCATTGTAAGCTAATAGCTAAATATACTAATGGATCGATTCGTTTTGTTTGCCATAATGTATATGTTTGTTCATCTATTTCAAATATATGGGTATCATTAGTCTTCTTCATGAAATATCTAGTAATAGAACCAGTCATTCGTTGTTGCTCGGAAATTGTAATTATAGCAAGGGCTGGGGTATGATACTTTGTTATTAGATTCGATTTCAATCCACGATATACTAGATTATCGGTTTTTATTTTCACAAACGGAACTAACTTCAGTGATGTTTTTGCATTCCACACAGAACCAGTATAGATTTCATTGGTTATATATCGATGATATGCTCCAATATATTCGGTGTTATCTTCGGTCATGTATTGCCCGCCAGGTGTATATAGATCGACCGTTATCTCGTCAATAGTATATCTTAGTTTATTCCTCATATCAATCCAAGCTAGGTCTCATTATACATCTTACTAAAGTAGTCCAAGAACCATCAGATCCAACTGTGTGTGTTATTCCTATAATACTAAATACCGTATTTGCTGTGTATTTAGCTGGTAATGCCTCAAACTTTAATACATCTCCGTAACGGAATCCACTAATTCCATCTATAGTAAATTCAGCATCAAATGGAAATATTGGCGCAGTCATTTGAGCTGATTTTGTTATATCATCCGTTGGATATTTAACATATGTCGTTAATACTTTATGCATAGCTTGCCCTAGTTCTGGAATCATTGGGGCTTTACCTAAGGCAATCCTAGTAGTTTGTAGATTTGATAAATTTATGTTATACTTTTTTTTATAATTAGCAATCATTTCATTAACGATTTCCGGACTTTTTGAATTATACATAAAATTCATATACGGTGCAATATCTTCTTCTGAAATATCATCGCCACTATTTAAAACATATGCTAAATTTTTAGCATTTTCTGGTAACCGAGCCTTTAATGAAAATTCTCTTACAATCGTACCAAATTCATGGCCGGCTAACATTGGGACTGAATATGGATATACTTTTTTATACTTATTGTCTTCAACTGTTTTTAAAAATTTAACATCAGTAAACAATAATCTAGCTTGATCATTTGGGTGTGTTATTAATTCCATTAAAATAGCTCCACCAGATGCCCATGAAATTTTTTTAGAAATTTCGTTCATGAATGATCGCAATGTCCACCCCTTACTTCCACCAGCTGTTAAGCCACCGGTGTTATTCACCCCTAATAATATATCATGGATTATATTTACATTTATAAAAATTCTTGAAGGATAAAATATAGTAGGAGCACTTTCATTCCCAGTTATCGTCGTTTTTACTGATTCTAATTTTGCAACAGTTCCTGGCCAGGCTGGATCGATACTATCCATATTTTTATAATATATTAAATCGCCATATGAATTAATACCATCTGGTTGTTTAGGGTCAAGTGGCATAAATAATATATCATTTGGTATACACGATACTAATTGTTCATAATAGTTGCTGAAGCAATTTTTATCATCGCATATTATATTAGGTCCTTTTACACTCCCGGCAATTTTGTATAATACGTTTAAGTTAATAAACTCAATTAATGATCCTAATGTAATATAACGATTGAAATTAGTTTGATTCTTATCATATGATTTAATTAAATCAATACTAGCCGTTGCTTTTAATTTTGGATTATCCGGCATAGCAATCGGATTGCCAATTCCACCGGCTGCTAAAAATGCTGCTTGGGCGATACTAGCGGTTGCATCAGTATTAAATTGTGCGATAGCTATAGCATTATTTTGTATAATTTGATCATTAGCTTTGTTAAATAAATCTAAAGTATTAGTATCAACTGTTTGCGGATATGAATCACCAAATAATAAAAATCGATCGGTTGATTTTGTCGTTGTAGTTAACTGTACAATTGCATTAATATCTTTCGGAGCATTTGGAGTATTAAGTCGATGTGTTTTTTCAGCATCTTCAACCTTTGTAGATAATGCAGTATAAAATTCAGTTTTCCCGGTGACTGTAGCATCTGCAGTTGTATTGATAGATATTCCTAACATATCCGGTTTTTCTGCTTCTTTTTTTGCGGCAGCTTCTTCTTCAGGAGTTGGGGTTTTTAGCCACATAGATACATCAGTATACACATTACTAGTACCAGTTAATGATATTGTAACATCCACAGTTCCATTTAGTTGATATGAAAATTCAAATGATGTTATTAATCCATAAAATCTAAACTCATTCATTTTTCGTAAATCGGTTGATAATGTACCAATATCAGCTAGATTATATAATTCTTTTATTTTTTCATCATCTGGAATAATTGTTGGTTCTAATAATCCTCCGTTATCATCACGTGTTATGATAGATTCGTCTGGATGTACTATATCTATTCTAACGTTTCGGCCTGGGCGTAACCATATCTCTTCAATTTCATCTAAATCTCGTTGTGGATTGGGAATTGATATTGTTATATTTGCTTTATTTAATAATCCCATTGAGTGATCACCAATCTGAACGTCAACTGATGTAATAACTGGTGCAATGCGCATTGATCGATCTTTTAACTCAATTCCTTGATCTAAAATGGCAACTCCGGAGGAGTTTATTATAATACTAGATGGCGAGTTATATGATGTTTCTGTTAAATACCCATTTGGACCGGTTGGTAAATATCTACCAGATCTTACATGGGCGCCACCCAAAACTCCATGTTCTGTATTAATAATAGCATCATCATTATAAGTAGATCCAGAATATGCTGTTATCTGTACATTGGCAATTTTTTCGAGCATATACTGTAAATCTTTATTAGATCTAGTATACCCAGAAAGTCCTCTAGCATTCAATTCTGCTTGCAGTTTAGCATCTACTTGTGAATAGAATATATTACTCATCGTGTGGTATTTGCGTTATTTATTACTTGTTGTGCGTTATTCATTGCTGGAATTCTAATCGTAGAATTTTCTGGAACTACCAATGTTCCTTTGCCTAAGCCATTTGCTGCGGCAATTAACCACCATAATGTAGAAGTTCCATAAAATGTATTAGCTAATTTATCTAGTCGATCCGGTGATGTCGTTTGTATGTAAATATCACCAGAGCTATATGGCATTACTGGTATTACCGTTGTTGATATCCGACGTTTATTTGTCGGAGCCATGATTATTGTAGAGGTTGCATATCGATTCATAATAGTATCCGTTCTTTATTTTTTTGTTATATTTCCAGCTTCATCAACGGCACCTTTTCCGCCTTTTCTGTTCCATTTCTTCAATTCTCGATCCGATACCAACGTTGAATTATCTAATGAATCAGACAGCCAGTTATTAGTTCCAACTTTAGCACTACCACTAGCATCCCATTCCTTAGCTAGGGTATAGAATCTACCATTTTTCTGTGGTAAATCATCGCCGATAACCGTGAATTGACATGATACTGAAACTTTGTGTGGGGCTTGCATCATGGTTGGATCATCTTCAATATTAATTTCCCATGTTGTATCAGCATCTTGCAATGTATATGATAATGAAGTTAATAGTACTGGTGTTTTTACAAATAAATCTCCAATTGTTATTCGCATCCACGGTGCTTGTAATGCTATGCTGGTTTTTGAGTATGTTGGTGCAGTATATCCAGCAAGTGCATTTAGTTTTCTCCAAATTGGCTGCATTTCATCTCGGTCAGTTGCGTAAACTGTAAAATCTAGGCTTAAGTCTCGACCAAATGCAGTATATTGATAATTTGGATCTGCTCTACCGATCATTGGTACTGGTGACCAATTGGCATTATATGAATCAGATAAACTATTAATACTTGCACGGAATACCATAATATCATCCTCAGTTTTTGATGGTGCTCCGTTAAATAGTTTTGGGCCTGTCATGAAAAATTTAATAAAATCTTGAGTTAGACTAAGCTTATTCATTTGTTTTCCAATAAATTTTTCAGAATTGCCTCGACTAGGTTTCCATAGATATGCATCATCCATTTTACGTTTTCCAAAGTCAATAACATTAACTCGATCTCCTCGAAACGGTATTAACTTTTCTGCAAGATTGCTTGTCGGAATAAATGCACCTGGGTTTCCATAAAGACCAGGCGTTTCTTTATCCCATTTTTTTGCGACATGGGATCTTGCGGTAAAGTCATTGCGTATTGCGTATGGGTTATCCTGATCTCCCCAGCCATAACCTGTTTGTCCAGCACCATTTAAATTAAATACAGAATATGCACCAATTGGTGATGCTGCTAATGCTGCATATGCTCCTGCTTTAAAACTTCCTCGGAATGCGGCACTAATTCCGTCGACACGAATGCCTAATGCATCTTTTCCAAAGTTTTTAGCGGCTTTTCTAGAGCGGAAATCTGAATACAATACGCCCGGGAATGGTTTTAATTGATCAATTGTTAATGTTGAGTATTGTGGTATGTTGATAGTATTGTCTCCATCTAATCCATTTTGTATTATAGATTGACCAAATTGAGCAACTTGTGGAATGCCTAAACCACTTGCTCCTGCTAAAATTGCAGCACCTATCAATTTAGATGCATTTCCTCCAGCTGTTACGTTAGTGCTAGCCGCTTCTGCGGGTTGAAACAAGTTCCATGCCGAGTTTTTATTTATAAATCGGATATCAGCTTTGGTATAAGTGCCAGAAGATATACCGGAAAGAAAATCAGTAAAAGATATTCCGTCTAATGTTCCAGGAATTGGTGGTGTGGATGTTGCATTGATAGTTGGCGACCAATTTTCATATGTAGTTATAAATGAAAGTAATGGTGGCGTTGCTACTGCGGTTGGATTTGTATATATTACATCTGGCAATATATTAAATGGTGCAGTAAATTGTGAACCTGCTGTTAATGTTGGGTTACTCATTTATTTTCCTATATTACTTTGAATATCGATATTCTAGATTAGGTCCTATTGTTCCCCCAGATTTTATTGCGGCAACAATCATTAATCCTACTTGCATCATTGTATTTTCTAATGAGGCATTATCTATACTTGATTTATCAAATAAATTTGTTCCTGCAATTACAGTATCTCTATTATTTAATTGTATTGCTCCTTCAGGTCCCATTAGAGTACGGGTTCCATAGCCGCTAGGCGGGGATAACATATCCTTTGCAGTTGTAGTATCAACATTCAGTGCCTCGGTGTCGCTAGCTCTAGCGACTTTCATAGAGCCGCCAGTTGCACTTAAATCAAAAGTTTCATCTACGACTAATTGTGCTTGTTTTGCTGACCCTAATCCGCCGGCAAATCCTACTGCTTCGAGAGCATCTGTGATCGCGTCCGGACTAATAGCTATTTTTGTCATTGCTTTGCCAGCAGCTGCTCTTGTTTCTGCGACTTTTGCTGCCTGCTCCGGAGCGAATTTTTTTATTAATACATCATTAAGTATTTCTAGTTCCTGAACCATTTTTTGATCATATGTTCGAGTATCTTGATTATCTATTAAATCAGTCATCTGGTCTTCAGTTGCTCCCATTGATTTTGCTGCTGATAATAGTTCCTCTCCAGTTTTGTCAAACAACGAATCTCCACCTGGTAGACTTTCCAATATAGATTTTTTTTGTAATGCTCGTGCCAAAGACGCTTCATCCATACCCAATAAATCTGACATTTGTTTTCTTGCAAATAAGTTGTTTGACAAAGTTTTGCCTTCTTGTTCTAAGATGGCATTTAATACATTTGCTTGTTTTACTCCATTTCCTTGCAAACTAGCTTCGCGATATGCATTAGTTAAACTTTTGCCTCGTAAATCTTCTCGGCCTTTTTCACTACCAACTAATCGACGTCCACTTAATAATTGGTATTCTAATTCTTGGCCTATACTAGATTCAATATTTAATAAATTATCTGCTGTTTTTTTAAGATCGCTCATTTTAAATCCTAGTTTACTAGCTTTTACTATTGCTAATTCTAGATTCCCTGGCATTTTTCCATATTGTAATTGTACGTCTTCAGCAGTTTCAGCAATTCCCTCTGAAATTAGTTTAAATGACCCTAGCATACCGGTTTGACTATCAATCTCTTTTGATAAATTATATTGAACTACTAACGATTCTTGTGCGTCTTTTCCTCGTTGTGTAGCAAATCCAGTATATGCAGCTGCTTGTTCTTCTGTTAGGCCTAAATTAGTAGTCATGACTTGCTGTATTCGCATAAGCCCTTTATACTGAGTATTATCTGTTGCTGCTAGTTGATCGATTACTGGCAATATTTTTTTAAGGCTTATTGCATATTGTTGGGCTTGTTTTCCATTAATACCTAATGTTTTTGCTACAGATTGTAATGAATTTGCAAATTTCCCTGCCGTGATACTATTAATTCCAAATGACTTATTAAGTTCTTTATTACGGCCTTCTAAATATAAAGTAGCTTTAGTTCCTTCTATTAATTTGGTATTAAGGAATTCCTGCATACCAACGAATGAATCTAAACCCCTCACTGCGTTCGATGATGCATTATCTAGTTGTTCAAGCGCTGGTATTAATGTCTGAGTAATAGTAACTGCTCCGATGCCAGCATCAATTGCACTAGATAATGGGCCCAACCCGGCGCCATGTCTAGGTTGTCGTTTAAGTCGGGCTATTAATTGAGTATGTTTGTTAGTATCCATGGTTAGATCTTATTTATTAATAAATATTTATCTACGGGATTTTGGTCGTGCTGCAGCGGCTATTTGTTCTTGCTTAATTGTTTCAGCTGCTTCTTCTTTGGCGCCGATAATTTTATTTATTTTTTTGATCCAAAAATCGCGAAGGAAAATAGGCATATTATACACAGTTTCCCAGTCCCATCGACCATCACCCCACCATATTAAATTAAAAAGAGAATCGTGTAATCGTACTCGATCTGCTGGTTTAAAACCAAAAAAGGTCTGTTCCAACGAGAAAGCTAGCTTTGAAAGTGCCCCCAGTTTCACCTTCAAATTCAAATGTCATGTCCAGGCCTGGCATATTATTCAACATGTATTTTCTGAATTTCTTTGCATCGATTGCCATAAATTCATATCGTACAAAATCTTCAATTGTAGCTGATTTTCGATCTCCATTAACTTCTCGAATTGCTAATTTTAATGTATCGCTAATTTTGTCAGAATCTGATGTATCTTTTACCCATGTAAACTTAATATGTGTTTTTTCATTAACTTGGTAATCAAATTCACCGTTTTTATCAGATACTAGATCGAATGGTTTATTTTGTAGTTTGTCTAATGATACGATGCGTTTTAATACGTTCATCGTTTCGGGATCTGAAACTGTTACGGGATATTCTGCCCCATATGCTAATATACGTGCATGTATAAGTAGGCCATCTTTGTCCACCGGTGAGATATCTGCCACATCGATATCCGTAACTATAATTGTTTCAAGTAATTTGTCGAATACAACTCCTTCTCTGATATATGATGCATTAGTTAATACATCTTCATCGTAAGCCGTCATATATCGCATTTCCAACTTACCAGAACTTAATGGGTGTGTTTCTGGATATATTTTACCTTGACTTGCTAAATTTACAATGACCGTAGGTAATTTACTTCTTTGTTTGTTTTCAAAATTTTGGCGTGCTAAATTGATAATATTCTGATTATCTACGCGGTCTGTTAACTTCGACATACTTTCCTTTATAACTTTATTTCTATTTAATATAAATATGCGTACAGTAAAAAAGGGGCAATAAGCCCCCATTTACTATTATATAGTGGTTTGATTAGAAATTTAACAATGCCCAATCATATCTTAATGTCATTTCAATCATTACAACATCTTCTGTTGACCAATCTAATGAACCAAAATTAGAATCTAAGATATAAGCTCCATTTAATTTCCATTCCTCAACAACTTCCCCTAGGGGAGACAATTGATGTAGTGTTACTTGTTTTTTATAAAATGTAGAATATCCATCACGACCTGTTGCTGATTCGTGATGTAGTCTCATCCATTCCATTACTGATTGAGCCCCCGATGGTACAATTGCATCATACAGTGTAACTGCGATTGAATTCCATACAGATTTACCTTTAACATAGCGTTGAGTATTAATATGATCTAATGCAATTTCTCCGTTTGTAAACGATGGTTTTGCTGATGATTTTATTAAAAATGCTGGTATATCATTTATAGACATAATAAATTGATGTTGTTTTTTTGGTTCCCAACTAGTAGAAACTCCAAACATATCATTTTCACTATAATAATTTAATGCTGGGTTCAATTGATCTTCTAATGCCATTTCATAGTCCTTGTATTTTTATATAAATATCAGCAAAGTAAAAAAGGTAGAACCGAAGTCCTACCCTTTTATTTAATTAATTGTAATTTTATTGAGGGAAACTTGCCCCAGTTGGTTGAATATTGAAATCCAATATAATAAATTCAGCCGTACGAGTCGGTTGAAGGAATAATTGACCATATAATATATTTTGATCAATTAAATCCGATGTATTATTTGTTGAATCCATCACCACCTTAAATGCAGATAAACCTTGCTGTGTTCTTACTTGTTCTAGATAAGGATTCACAATCGACAAGAATCTTGTTCTAGTTGCAGTTGTGTTTTGTTCAAATACTAAGTAACGAGTTGCTGATGCAATAAATTTCTTAACGGTAATCAACAAACGACGCACATTGACACGATCCAATGCACTAGGTCTAGCTTGTAGTGTCTTTTGACCCCAAATTACTACTCCATCATTAGGGAAGTTTGCAATAGGATTAACACGAGCTTCATACAAGGTATCGCGATTTGCTTGTGATAGTGATTGATATGTTGATGATACTGATGTTAATCCACCTCTAGTTAAACCTGCTGGTGCATACCATGGTGCTGCAACGGAATCATTGAATGCTAATACTCCTGGAACTACTACTGATGGCGGAACCCATGTTGGTGTATTAGTTGCTGGATTAATAACTCTGACCCAAGGCCAATAAGTTGCAGCATAATTACTATCTAGAGTTGTTACTTGATTTACTACGGTATTAATACTATCTTTTAATGCATTTGAATCCATTACATAGAATGTATCTTGACGTTGCTGACATAGGTTACGAGCTGCTGATGTTACTACTGGGTGCAAACTATCAATGATACCTGGTATTACCAACATATTCATATCATAGTAATCAGTATTAGCTAACAATGCAAATGCTTTATTATAAGCCAATGTACCCGTAGTCGTTGCACCACTACAATCAAATCCAAATGTATTTGTTGCCGTTAAGTTTGCTCCATTATATTTCTTAATGTTTGGTTTAGCTCCATCAAACCCGCCTTGCAACGGTACCATGAATTTACGAGTACCAAAAGCAATGTTAGTCGTAAATGTTCCACCCGTTAATGCCGTTTCTAATGAACCAGAATATACGGTAGTTGGAGTTGGGAATCCAGACCCAGAATCTTGAAGCATATCTCCTAGATAGAAATCAACATTGCTTCCTACTGTTGAACCTGAGGTTGGTACTGGTGCTAGGTAATTCAAGTTGTTAACATTTGTATAATCAAATCCAAAATAGTTATTGCTACTATATGATGTTACAACTTGTGATGTGCGATATGCAGTTGCTGTCAAGTTTAAACTTCCAGATGCATTAGGCATTGGACTATATACTGCCCGGAAACCAAATGGTACCAATGTTTTAGTATTAGTTTTAGTTGATACTCCAGTATCTACACTAACCCGAATAAAATTAGATAGATTTGGATAATCTCCATTAACTACAATATCTCCAGCATCTGTTACTGTTTGATAACGATCACCAATTACTCTGGAAATATATTTTGGAGAATCTGGATCTAGGTTTACATTTAAAAATGTTTCAATAATATCCGGAGTTGCATCTGTGTCTTGAGATAAATATGGTGAGTTTGTTATATTTGCGGTGTTTACGCGTCGTACCTCAACCGTGAATGTACCATAACCATTTGGGTCAGATACTTCTGTTGCTGGACGTATATCCCGGATACCTACCTTAACCTCGGCATTAACTGATGTGCCATGAGACAGTGTATAGAATTGAAATAAGTTTTTGGTAACACTTCCAATTTTCTGTGAAGTAATCCATGGTGTTCCTGCGGTATTATAATCTTGAAGGAATGCATAGTTACTTAATACAGCTAAAGACATTGATACATTGCCTAGGTTATTAAATAAACTTGATGCTCCGGCATTTTCATATTGAACATATACTGGGTAATCTACTGTCTTAGGAGATAAACCAAATACTTTGTTTACATACTTATTGCTTGATGCTACAATTGAACTAGATATAGCAACGCCGTTTGCTACCAAGAAAGCTCCACTAAATCCAATTGCGTCATCTTGTGCTGCAGAATATGAGCCGGATAATTTAATTGCAAATGAACCGGAGCCGGCATCTAATAATACTGAATCTGCTAATACTGCAGTTGCTCCGTCTGTTGTTACTGGTTGAGATGGATGTAGTAAATGTGTTACTACTTGTACAGATCCTGACTTTGCAATAACCGCTAAAGCTCCAGATGTTAATTTGTATCCATCTTCATACAGTAAACGGGTTACTGTCATTACATTACCACCTTGATTAAAGTAATCATTAACAACGAATGGTACATATGAATCAGTTGTGTATGATCCAAATATTGATGTAAATTCGCCAAATGATGTTACTTGGGTTGGTATTAGTGCAGGACCTTTCACTGTTGATCCTACGATTGCTGCTCCAATTTGGGCAACGCCTCCTGCTAAAAACGATTGATCTACTTCGTTCGTAAATACGCCGGGAGAAACTATTCTTTCTGCCATTAATATACTCCTATGTTTTTTTATTATAAATATGCGGTAAACTGGTCAAAACTTATTCCGCAGCAGTGAATGTTCCATCTTCGATATTGATTTGACCATCACCATAACGATCTTTTAATCGAGTTAATAGTTCAGACTCTTCTGTTCTTAGTTCTTGGAACTGGGCAATTAGTCTTTGTTTCTCAGTTTCAATCTCTTTAAGTTGATACGTTACGGCATATTCTTCTATCGTAACAGATCCGAGTATGCTAGCATTTTGTGCAAATTTTGATCTTAATTCTTGAATTGCGTCTAGATGCTCTTTGTCTAATTTCTTTGTCATTGTAACCTTTGTTTTATTATAATGAATTTATGTGAGGAATCAAACCAAATCTATTGTTACTATGTATCCTAAACCTTCATAGTAGGCTTTTGCTAATTCGTGTGCTGCCGTTAATCCTTGAATTTGAGTTACTGGATCTATATCTTTATTTAGATTACTAGTTGGAATATCAGTTGGTACAGAATTTCCTGC